CGCCTCGCTGTATCTCCCAGGGGTAGAATTTTGAACCCCTATAAGTCGTTAATGTAACGACACCCAACGGCGTTTAAGTACGACTGCGCCGTGCAGTGCAGATTGCTTTAGATGGTCTGCAGACTCATCAATGGTAAGCGTGACAAAGTCGCGTTTAGCCATCAAGAGAAAGCACTTCATCAAAGCGCCGTATCCTTCCAGCTCATCAGTGCGATGAACTGGGGCTGGTACCCACGCTCTCACTTCGAGGCGTTGGAGTCTAGCGTTCCACCTTTCAGCGGAACGATAGCCCAGATAAGAGATACGGCCCAAGGCTGAGCTAGTCTCAGATACATAGGGTAAAGACCCTAAGATAAACTCAAGTGTTCTAAACATGAGAGTGGCTGTTTGCCAATAGCCGATTTTGTAAAAGGCATTGGCAGTGGCAGTCCAAGAGATTAGTTTATCAGCTTGTTGCCGGTTTTGAGGGATAGTTTTACGAAGATAAACGGGAGTTACCCGTTCACCATCGTATGCATCCTCACCACATGACTCTCGGAAGCTTCCGCTCACGAAAGTCTTATTGGTGTTTACCTTACAATTGTACTTTTGTAGGTAATCCAAAACCACATCCGCATACATCGTGGGGACGACTATGTCATCTCCATAAATGTGGACATCTCTCGTAACGTTAAAACAGTTACGAGGTGTCACGGGAAGGCCCTGTACCTGAAGTAAAGCTACTACACATACTGTGTAGAAGTACATAGCTTCAACAGGAAAACAGAGGGCAGATCCCATAGAGGCAAACTTTCTCAGTGGACCTATAATTGATCCATCTGGTAGAATTGCCTTCGTCGTTCGACATGCTTCGATCGCATCCTGAAGATCAGGATTTGAGCGGAACATCTCCATAGCAAGATCATGGGGAACCCGATCACTTGCATCTGAAAGATCGATCGTTGCTAATCGACCTGTACTAGACGAAATCATCGCGAGCTTCTGGTTAATAGCTTGATCACGAAAATTTACGTGACCCATAGCTAACCAATTAGAATCAATCGCTGCATATAATGCAGCTCTGATCCCTTGCTGGACAAACTGTGTACAGCAAGGCTCTATAGCGATAATTCTAGGGCTTTTGAGTGTTTTCGGAACAGAAATCACCCGAACGGGTGGTTCCTGCTCCTCCGGGACGATCGATACCACTTGGAGCTCCTCAGAAGACTCCGGACACCCAAGAGGGTAACCGTTGTCAATAAGAGGGAAGTAAGGCTCCAGACGATCGTGCCAGTAACGCCAAGAGAACTTTCCGTTTCCGGAGAGCTTCTCAGCTGTTGCACCGGGACCGTGTTGTGGAATACATATTGAAAGTGCAATTGCACTAACCATAGGACCCCATAACACAGAAGCCACGCCAACAAACTCAGCGTGGACCTCTTCCGGCACTGAAAACACGTCGAAAGACTGCTCAATGGCAGTGTAATTTTCAAAGGCTGCTTGTTCCCTTTCGGGGGTACAAGCGATCTCAATCTTACTAAAAGCCCGACAAATTTGTCGTACGCTTCCAACAAGGGTTGAAATCTCTTTGGATTTCGCATTGCATAACCTCCCCGTCTCTTTGTCGAAAATTTGACTGGTCATACCTTGCAGGAATGCAGGGATTGACCCACTTTTTCTGAAATTTCGAAAAAGTGTTGAGTCAACATACCCTAGAGCCAAGCTTCTCTCGAAGTCTTGACAGAACTGGGGTAGGGTAATCGTTAAGAACGATATACCTTCCTTTTCGACACGGGACCTCAGTGTATCGAGGTCCCTTAAATCAGAGACATCAGCGGTGCACTTTGCACAAGCATCTCTATAGATGCTGTATGCAAACTCCAGATAGTCACTTGCAACCGGTATTACCCGGCGCTTGTAGCTTTTCATGCCACCTCCATAGCTGGGGGCCGACATCTAGCTACCATTATTTGCCTAGTCTGGCGCCAGTATTGGCACCAGTACAAACGGTACCAACACAGAAAAACGATCGAAGCGAGGGCGAAGAGTTAACTCTCAGACCCGAGAAGCTTATCGATCGCTGTGTTATCTAGCCAGGTCTTAAGACCGGCAATGAGTTGTTCTACCTGAGCAGTGGTAAACCCGAAAGCGGGCCTATCAATGACAGTGTAGAAGCTTAACGTGTCATAATCGTTGGTTGAATCCAACGGGTTTGTCACGATAGCCTTTTGGTCAATGCGCACCATGGAACGAGTTCGTCCCTTGGAGCTCTGATGCGAGATTGTTAAAGTAAACAATCCGTCAGCCGTTTGGTAGTTGGCTTTTGTGCCATCTACAAGATAACGGGCCATGACCTTAGCAACTGCATTTACAGTTACCGTTTGTGGATCAGCAAACATAGTAGTTGACCTCCTGAGTTATACGGGTGGTTAATCCTATCGCGAGCAGATCCTTACCCAAGGAAAGTGCTCTTATAAAGCAAATAGGCAGATAGATCGAAACTGTTTAAAGGTACTGGAAGCCTGTTCACAATGATAAGCACTCTTTTGTGCAAATCAAGAAGTTCAGGGCCTGGTAATCTTTAAAGCAGCTAGGATCGCAAGTTGACGAGGAGTTAGTAAATTCCACGTCAGGCCAAAGCCATAAGGAGTGCTTGCACCTCGACGCACTTTCCCGTCTAAAGAGACGGGCCAGGACATCGTTTGTGTGCCATCCCAGAAGGGCAACGTTTGAAGAAACGTTTGCGTTTTCTGAACACGGCGCATTAGGTACAAGTATTGGAAGGCAACCGAGTCAAGGACCAAATCGTCGAAGGCAATAATATTGTCTCCGAAGTCAGTGGCCCAATCGGCTAGCCAAGTCCAAGGCGTTGCGCGGTAGATATTTGATGGACTGATCCTTAAACCGTATAGCGTGAGGTCACGCTGTATACCGGTCCAAGCGGAATTAAAATCCGGTAGGGTCTCATCAAATTCAGGCCGGTAGTACTTAAAGCATCCAACTGCACTGACAGTACTGTGGAGTTCTTCCACGTGCTGCCAGCTAGGCTGGACGCCAGTACGAAGTAACGTTCCAACGAGGTCGCCCAGGGGCTCTACGCCCATGCCGACTCCGCTGGATAACGTTGACTTACTGGTCTGATCTTCCAGAGTTACTCGCCGTCTGAC